AGGTTAATATGACATTATCAAAAGAACAAGAACGTCGTAGAGAAGAAGCAGAGTTTCAACGAGATCGACGTAAGTGGCGAATTCGTAGACGCTTTGCTATATCTTCATTTGTTCAACTTGTTCTGTTGACATTGTTTTACATTATTGCTCCATTCTATATGACTGCTGATCAAGCTCAGACATTCGCTGAGTTCAATTCAATCATCATTACACTGATTGGTTTTCATACTGGTCTAGTCATGTTGTATATGGGTGCAGTAACCTATAATGAGTCTATCTCCAAGGACATGTATAACAAGAACATTGAATCTCCTGAAGATGGTATTAGAAGATGATCTAGTGGTGACTAGACCATTTAATAAATAAATCTATATGTTCCTATTGATTCAAATAAAAGGACATTCTAAAGTCTTCTAGAGGGTTATATGCCAAACGTCAGTCCACACTTCCAGCACTACAATGCTACGAACGAACAGAATCTGATTCAAGACCTTGTTGATGAATCAATCTATCAGCGTGGATTGGAAATTGTTTACATTCCTAGATCACAAGACAATATTGACTATCTATATAATGAAGACCCTTCTCAGTATTACGATTCATTCAAACTTATAGCAGTCTATCCTTTATTCGTAGATGGATTTGATGGGCAAGAACTGATGTCTATGTTTGGTAATGAATTTCAAAAGTCCGGTACTTTTGTAATGTCAAAAAGAAAGTGGGCTGAAATATTTCCAGAGTATCCGCTTCCACGAGAAGGTGATCTAATCTATATGCCAGTCACAAATGTTATTCTTGAAATAAAATATGTAGAACAAGAATCGCCTTTCTTTGAAAAGGGTAAGCAATACGTATATGAACTAAAGACAGAAGCATTTGAATTCTCCTACGAAAACATTAGCACCGGTAATACTGAAGTCGATGATATCGTTGCAGATGAAATTGATGTATTGAATCAAGATACTAATACTGAAGGCTACGGTGACAATGATGACATTGCTAATGATACATCAGACGATATTGATTTCGATCCAGACAATCCATTCGGAGTTAGATGATGGCTATACTTGAGAATCATTTTTACAACAAAACAATTAAGCTATACACAGCCGTCTTTGGAACAGTCTTCAATGATATGAGTATCATTCGTTCAGATGGCAAAGAAGTAAAAGTTCCAATTGCATACGCAGGGCAACAGAAACAGAATGTTCGTATAGATGAAGAGTCTGAACGTCCTAATGTTCGACATAAAATGAATCTTCCTCGAATGGCATTTCGTTTAGTTGGTTGGGAAAAAGACGAGAGCCGCATCACAAATAAAAGGCACGTTCTGCAAGATCAACAACCAGATCGTACTTCTGTTAATAGTGTACAGTCTCAGTATAATCGAGTTCCATATAACTTCGACTATGAACTCATGGTTAAAACAAAGCATGTTGATGATATGCTACAGATCGTAGAGCAGATTCTTGTTTACTTCAATCCAGGAATTGAGATTGTTGTAAATGACAATGAAACTATTAATGCATCTACTGCAATAAATCTTGAACTAAATGGTTCTAACTTTGAAGATAACTTTGAAGGTCTATATGAAGATGGTCGATCTATTGAAGCTACTTTCAATTTTACTTTAGAAGGTTACTTATATACTCCATCACAAACAAGTGGAATCATCAAACAAATAAATCTAAATTATTATGACTTACTTGACCCAGATACAATTTTAGAATCTGATGTAATAGATGAGAGTGATCTATAATGGCTGAAAGTAAATTCGATAGGCAATTAAAAAGCCTCATAGCAGGTGATGAAGATGTCAATAAAGAACTAGACAATATTCCAGATGAAGGTGAAGAAGAGCAACCGCAAGATATGTCTCCAGTTACTTTTGATCCTAAAGAATCTGGTGTTGATGAATTTAGAAACAAAGACATAGAAAGCGATTACAAATTTGCTCGTTCTAATCTTTACGGTCTGATTGGTCGATCAAATGCTGCTTTGGAACTAACATTAAAAATTGCAGCGATGTCAGAACATCCAAGAGCAATGGAAGTTGCTTCTACTATTATGAAGACATCAGCAGATATGACAAAACAGTTACTTGAATTACAAAAGTCTGTTGAAGAACAAAAAGGAAAGTCTGGAGAACACCCTAAAGGTCATTATGAACAACATAATCACTATTATGGGGAAGGCGACAAGTCTGCGACAGATATAGACGGTGAGTTAGATGGCCTCGAAGACGAAGACAACAAAAATAAAAAATAATATAATCACAGATGAAAATACAGTTACGCGTAAAATTAAAGATCTTAAACGTGTAGCTGATTTTGACGTGCTTGGGTTTTATGAAGCAAATAAAGGTCTCGTCAAAAAGTATTTAAGAAAGAATACTCTCAAATTAGATATTCCTGACTTTGATGAAGAGTTAATTACTGATAATTGGTGGTATAAGAATAAAGAAGGTATTCTCAGAACAGGTATCAAAGAAAAAGAATACACTACTTATCAAAAGTTAGAATGGATTAAGTGCGCACTTGATGTTGTTTACTTTACTCGTAAACATGTAAAGATCATTTCTATTGATGATGGTATCGTACCTTTTGATCTGTATGACTATCAAGAAGATCTGCTTTATATGTATGATCAGAATCGTTTCTCTATTAGTCTACAATCAAGACAAAGCGGTAAGTGCGTCACTGATAACACGTTAATAAATATACGTAATAAGACAACAGGCGAACTAAAGTCTATTACAATTGAAGAATTTCATGAGCTCAGAAAGAAAGAAAACAACAGTTAAATATGTCACTTGTCAAATATGTGATAAAGAAATGACAATGTATAACATTGGTGTTCATGTTAAAAAGCAGCATGGTCTTGATCCAAATGAATATAAAATTGAGCATGGATTAAAGAAAGATCCAAATAAAAAGAAAGAATATACATGCAGGCATTGTGATGAATCTTTTTTGGTTGCTAGTAATGCAAAAAGACACTACTTTTGCTCAGAAGATTGTAAGGTCAAGTATGTTAGAGAAAAAAGAAATGATCAGTCAGGTGGTATATCTTTTATTGATTGTCCTTTGTGTGTATGGCAAGGTAGTGTATTAAAAATGCATTTTACTCTAATGCATCCAAATGAAAACTTTGAAGAAGTCACTAAAAATATGCAAACAACATCAGATCACGTTCACGATAAAATGTCAGCACTGGCTTCTGGTGAGAATAATGTTTGGCACAATCATGGTGGTAAATATTCTTCGTTGTCTAAACATTTTACTGGTTATAATGATCTTAGTTCAGATGAAATTGATAATAAGATAAAAATCGTTTCAGATAAGATAGGCTGTTCAAATAAAAATAATGGTAATAATACAACAACTTTATTATATTGGCTTAATTTGGGTTATACCGAGGAAGAAGCTAGAGATCAACTAAGAAACAGACAAATCACTTTTAGTTTAGATAGATGTATAGAAAAGCATGATGCAATTGAAGGTCACATCGTTTGGCAAGAAAGGCAAGACAAGTGGCAAGAAACATTGAAGAGTAAATCACAAGAAGAAATAGATGAGACAAATATAAAAAAGGCAAGTAAGATAAATTATAAAACACTGTGGGGCTTGAATCTTGACGCCGATGGCATTTTTTATATAATAAAAGTAAAAGAAAGCACGTATAAAATAGGAATAACATCCAAGCCTTCAGTCTACTATAGATATAATTACAGTCTAAATAAAGATGATATAATTGTTAGCGAGCAAGCAGAAGATATTAATCACGCGTTTATGATAGAACAAGTATTAAAGAAGAAATATATAAAATCTATTAAGAAAGATGATTATGGTATGTATGGATGGACAGAAGTATTGAACAATGTCAATATAGATAACTTATTAGTAGATTATTTACAATTGGCGCATTCAAAACAAAACGCACTAGACATGTTTAATGAGGCATTTAATAGGTGAACCTATCAGATAATATAGACCGAAAATTTGTTGAATCTTTCAATTGCTCTGATTGGGAGGTGGAGACGGATACTGGATATCAGCCAATTGTACGTTCACATAAAACAATTAAGTATACCGTATATGAAGTTAAGCTAGACAATAATACATCTATAAAATGTGCAGATGATCATATTTTAATAGATAAAGATAAAAACGAAGTATTTGCTAAAAATTCTATTGGTTGTTATATTATAACTAAGTTTGGTGCAAGTAAAGTTGTTTCTGTAGAGAATTTAGAATATTCTGAGCATATGTACGATTTAGAAGTTGACTCAGAGGATCATGTATATTATACCAATGATGTGTTATCTCATAATACACAAACAACCGCTAGCTTCATATTACACTTTTCATTATTTAATGATGCAAAGATGTCAGCTATACTTGCAAACAAAGCTGACCAAGCTCAAGAAATATTAGAACGTATCCAGCTTTCATTTGAAATGCTACCGTTATATCTACAACCAGGTGTTAAGACTTACAACAAACGATCTATGAACTTTGGTAATAATTCAAAGATCATGACGTTCTCTTCGAGTTCAAGTTCTGTTCGTGGTAAGTCTATTGCATTACTTTATGTAGACGAGACTGCCTTCATACCAAATGATATGCAATTCTATGAATCTACATATCCAACAATTGCATCGGGTAAGCAATCTAAAGTTATTCTTACAAGTACTCCAAACGGCACTCGTGGAATGTTCTACAAACTTTGGCAGGAATCTATTTCTAATCGAAACAGTTATGTTCGTAAGATCGTTACATGGAACATGGTCCCAGGACGAGATAAGAAATGGAAAGAAGAGACGATTGCTAACTCTAGTGCTGAGCAATTCAGACAAGAACATGAATGTGCATTTAGAGGTTCATCTGATTCACTTCTATCTGGTGCTGTACTTGAGACATTGATTGTAAAAGAACCAATTGAAATGATTGAAGACTTAGCAATATTCGAAGAAGCAAAAGAAAGTCATTCATATGCAATGACAGTTGATTGCTCTGAAGGTGTAGGTGGTGACTTTCATGCTGTATCTGTAATTGATATTACACAAGTACCTTATGAAGTAGTAGCAACATATTCAAATAATAAATTATCTCCATTGCTATTACCCAATTTGCTATTAAACGTTGGAACAAAGTATAACGACGCTCTGATATTGATAGAGAATGCTTCGTCTGGTGGTCAAGTAGCATCAGACTTATATTATGATCTTGAATATGAAAATACATTGATGACAATTCAAGAGAAAGGAAAACAAGTATTAGGATTTGATTCTGAAGGTAGACTTGGTGTAAAAACTTCGAAGCAAGTTAAGTCTATTGGATGTTCAACTATTAAGACTTTAATAGAAAACGGAAAGATTAATCTAAATGATAGCAATATGATCTCCGAGTTTGGAGATTTTGTTCCTAAAGGTGGATCATATGCTGCAGCCGAAGGTGCCCATGATGACATGGTGATGTCTATGGTTCTATTTGGATGGCTTACAACTCAATCATACTTTGTAGAAATGACGGATGTAGATATTAGACAGAAATTGTTTTCAGATATGAGAAGCCGTTCAGAAGAAGAAATGTTGCCATTTGGATTCATTGACGATGGTCATAGTGAATTTGATGGTAATCAGTACATAGACCGGGAAAGCAGCTACAGCATAATAAGTTAAAGTGGTTTATTTATAAATAATAAAGAATCATAACAAACACGGATAAGAGAGGTAAATCCTATGGCAAGTCCTGGCGTAATTACGCGTGAAAAGGACGTCTCACTAAACATTAACAGCATTGAGTCAAATGCTAGTTCAATGGTGGGATTGTTCCGTTGGGGACCTGTTAATGAGCTAGTCAGAATCACAACAAATGAATCTGAACTTGTTCAAAAGATGGGTCGTCCAGACAGCGCAACAACAATATCATTCCACTCAGCTCTAAACTATCTGACATACGTTAAACCGTTGTACATTGTTCGAGCAGTAGATGATGCAGTTGCATTAAACGCAGCTCCTTCAACCGGAACTCCTACTATTGTGGGAAATGATGGAGACTATGAAACAGTCGATCTAACAGGAAATTCATTCATTGGTCGTTATCCTGGTACTCTAGGTAACAGTCTGAGAATCTC